GTTCAACGTGACATGCAGCAAGTTCTCGTCGTCGTGCCGTCCAACGCTTTGGCTGCGGAATGGCGACAACTAGCTGACCAGCGTTTTACCGTGGTCACGCAACATTGCGTACCACGCTATACGTATAGATATCAATACGTCGTTGTTGATGAAGCTTTTGCGATGGACATGCAGACTTTGGTGGCTTGGAGCTGTATCGCACATTGGTTTAACGCAAAGCTTATCTTACTTGGCGACCATACGCAACGTGTTAGCGAAGACGGTCTTCCTCACGTGACTCATGAGCTTTTCGTCTCGCGTAGATTTCACATGCCGGTTGCCAATGCAGTGCCTCATGACGCGTTCTCGATTTATCACAGCCTTTTGCCGTTTGACGCTTTCCGCGCCTTCGCTCAAACACGTTCCCCCAGGCCGCGGTCAATTGTGTTTGTACCACGTGCCGACTGCGCTGGTGCATTCCCACTTGCTGACATGTATCTTAAGGCACATCTGCATCAGGCGCTTAGTTTCCGTGGGCAAGATGCAATCACAATCGGTAGTTCTCAGGGTATGCGTGCTGCCAGCGTTGTTCTTGCCGGTGACGTGTCAAATGCTCAAGCTATGTGGTATTTCAATCGTCCTGGCGCCCGCATCGTGGCTTTGACGCGCGCAACCACCGTCACATTCGTTTTTGGCGATCATGTTCTCAGGGATGCTTTTGTTGGTGGTGGCGACTGGGATCACATTCCCTATGTTGGCGCACTTGCCGCACGCGACATTAAACCGTTTTGTCTGGATGAACTCGTCACACCGCAAGTCATGTCGGATGAGATGCGTTCGAGGACAACCTTGTCCTCTTTCGGTTATCTTGATGTCTCTGACAGCTTGGTTACTCGCAACATTGTTAGTGACACACATCTTCAGGAACGTCATGCGTCTGTGATGCCGGTCCTGGCTGCTGAACTCCAGTCATTGATTTTTTCCAAAACGAATTTTTCAACGGCCAAGGAAGCGGGTGAGCTCATACCATTTCAGATTGGTCGACCTGTCCGCCTCCGCAAGGTCGGTGAGATAGGCCCGCTTGTGATGCGCACTGACGTGTTATCCAATTTTTACGAAGGATACAAGATGGGCGATGTGCAGGTTTCTAGCTCGCAGTTCGAATCTCTGCGCAATTTTGCGTTGCGAAATCTGGAACCCGTGCACCCTTTTGGTATTTCAATCAATGATGCGACGAATGCTTCGATCTTGGTGGAACCCTTTTCCCGAACCTTTCTCTCCAAAGATGCCACCCTCAATCTTGAAGGTGACTTTGCGAAATATTGGTTTTCTCGACGCTCTCCTGCGATTTTCCAACGTGCCGAGGAGTTCTTTGGTGAAACCAGTCGCAGTGTAACCTTCTCTTCTTTCTTGAAGACGCAGGTCAAGGTCAAACCCGCTGCTGGTTTCGCTGCAGGCGTCAATTACGGACAACAGATCGTTTCTCACGAACTCGGCTACGCTCTTCGTATGGCAGCATCCCAATCGATTGCGTTCGCGCGCGCTGGCAAAATTCTTCGTGAAGGTGTCATTTTTGACATCGGCTACTCTGACAATGAGCTCGCGCGGAAGTTGCGCTCCCTTGCACCCGACTTCGAGAAGTGCAACACGCAGATCGACCTCTCACGTCAGGATAGTTCACACGACGCGGTTCAAGTGCTTTGCTTTGCCTGGTTCCTTTCTATGGTCGGTGTTGACGATGAAACGATCAGCCTCTACGTTGCCATGCGTTCCAGGTATGGTGTCAAGTCTCAAGAGCCTCACTTGTTTCGCGGCGAGATTGCTTGGTCCTTACCGTCCGGTGACCCTTTCACTCTTCTTGCTAATTGCGTTATGACCGCCTTCTCAATTTTGGGAAGGTATAGCGAACGCAATTTGTCAAAGTGCGTCTACTTACAAAAGGGAGACGACGCTCTTTTGAATTGTCGCATTGAATTGCTCCCGGAGCCTTTGCGTCTAGCGCGTAATGTCAAGTTCAAGGTTGCATTTGACACTTTGCCGTATCACGCGGGTCGTTTTTGGTTGGTAGATCATTTTGTTGCAGACCCCATCCGCGTTTTTTGCCGTCACTTTGCCAGACTTGCAGATCCGAATGTGACTATTGCTGAATTGCACCAATCTTTCGTGTCACGTTCCGTGACGTTGTCGCACTCTGATGAACGGATTATCTCTTGTGCTTTGCTGGCCATGTATGACGGTTGGTCAAATGAAGATGTTGATGTTGCGCTTCGTTGTCTCGTTTCGCTCACGGATTACGACTTTTTCGCGTCCACATGCCTGCATGTTGCAAACCAGCGCCGAGTTTACAACATGCCTTTTGACTGCGCATTTCGTTTCGCACGCGACGTTTTGAGGCTTGACTCGAGAAGTGCCAGACTTTTTAGGACATTCGACCGAAATCAAATCGGCAAGATCTTACGTGACAACAATTTTGTTGTTCACTTTGTCGATGACTTTGCCGGGCAAATTGCCGATCATCCTTGTGTTTTGTTGACTGAAACGCATATTATGCTCATACTAAATCTCGATGGCTCGCTGCCCTACGAGTCCAGCAATGAGCTTAAGAATTCAATCGTTCAATCATGCCTTCTACCACTCACTCAGTCAGCATCACTACCAGCAACTTCTGCGTCAAAGTCATCGGGACGGACATTGAAGACTTATCAGGCGATATCGCCAGATATAGCAAAGTTGTCATCAAATCGGTCAAAGTCAGGGGGGTCCTTCTTCCCTCCACGCGAACGATTCTCGTCATCGGTTGCTGGCCGCAAAACCTCTCCGGCGATGAGGACTTTGACTCGGCCTTTGGCCTCTCTTACGGGCATTTTGCCGTCAGCAACCAGGACGGCCCAACCAACATCAAGTTCGACATTGATCTCACCGGACTCATCACTGACTTGCACGACTACGGGCGCTACGCCAAGCCCATGGCATTCTATGCATATCACAACCGCGAAATCTCGGGCAACGCCACGCTCGCGAACATCGTCTTCGACATCGAATACGACGTCTCAGGGGTCGGGCGCAATGTTGCGCTCGCCTAATTTTTTTGGCGTTCTTGACTTCGGTCTATAGTTTGTGGTTTTTGTTTTTTGAAATCCAAGTTTCTGTACAATGAAACCTAAATCCCTTGTCGTTGTAACGACATTGCTCAACATCGCGGATACTCACC